TACATTCTTGTATTTCGTGTTCTTCTTTTACAATATCATTAATTGAAAATGTATATGTTTCCGTGTCACTTAATCCTTCACTAACTGGAGCATCTAATACGTCCATAGTAACTGCCCAACTTGAATAAGTTGAAGCGTTATTATCATAAAAGTTTCCAGAACTAACTGGTAATCCAATAGTATAAGTAGGAGTTATATCTTGTATTGGACGAAGAAGATATGCTCTTTCTAAATCTAATAATGTTTGTAAAATATTTTTATTAGAATCTATTGTCGCTTCATAATCGTTTGTTGAAGAATCTCGCACATCATTTAACGGAACAAACAATGGAAATCCAGTAGAACTAAAAGAATCTTTTATAGGATAATGTAATTTTCCATCTGTAACAGCTTGATGTGCTAAACAATTATATTTACCATTATTTAATGTATCTACTAAAAGTGGAAAACATTTTGCTGGACTATATTGAACATAAGCAGGACTAGAAACAGTAGAAGTTATTGCTGTTCCATCTCCATAAATGATAGGGAAAAAATTACCAGCTTGACTTGTATATCTTGGAATTTTTAAATAGTCGATTGGAGTTTTTGCTGCAATCTCTATGGTTACTGTATCTTGATTAGTTAAGCTAACTGATTTTAATCTTCCAGAATATATTTGTAAAGTATAACCACCAACACGAGATAGAATAACAACATCGTGATTAATATATCTTCTTGTTCCACCATATATTTCTTCTGCTAATGTAGCACTATGATTTGATAATGTTGCATTGACACAATTTATAGAAATATTACCATTTTTTGAGGTAGATTGAACTAAATCAATGTTCTCTCTAATTGATGGATTGTTTGAAATCAGAGAATCATATCCACTTACTTCTGCCGTAGATAATCTTATATATTGAGTAGAAACAGAACCATCAGTATAAGTATTATTTCTTAATTCAAATAACCATTGTTCAGAAATTCCAGTATTAGTAGAATATGTATTTAATACATTATTATAATCGGGATTTCCAGCTAAAGGCATTACGCAAGATTTCTTCTAATTGAGTTTTCTATTTCTGGTAAAAGATTATCTCTTACAAATTCTTGTGTTCCGATAACATTACCCATAATATTGACGGTAATTCCATTGCCACCACCTGCGTCACCAAAGTCAGGAGAAGAAATAGGTGTAATATCGACTCTTTCTCTACCACCTGCATTATCTCCAACCATAATCATTTGTTGTCCATTAGTAATGAATGATCCACCTCGTGCAAATGCTGGAGGTTGTTGTGCTGCAATTAATCCTATTTGAGCAGCAGAAGTAGCTTTTGTTAATCCTGATATAACTCCTAATCCTTTAGCAGCAGCAGCAGCTCTAGCAGAACCTATTGGATTTGTTTGTGCAAGAAGAAGAGCAAGAGATTCTAATTCAGCTCTCATTAATTGTATCTTAGCTATTGTTTTTATTGTAGAAGTAATAACCTGCCCTATTTCAACAGCTTGTTGGATTCTAAAAATAATTTTTTGTTGTTCTCTAAATTTCTTTAGAGCATCTTTTTCCATAGTTTCTCTTTTTTCAGAACTTGCATTTCTATACGCATCTGTATCTCTTAATGCTTGTAATTCAGCATTTTTACGTTGATTTAAATTTTGTTGAGCAAGAGATAATAGCTTCTGGAAATGTTGAGAAAATAATTCTTCTCTTGTTTGTAAAAGCATTGTTTCACCTTCAAGAATAAGTTTTTGTTGTGCTTGAGTTAATTCTACATATCCTGAATAAGCATCTATTAATGCTTGTGGATTATTTATAAAAGATGCACTAAAATCTTCTGCTGCTTCCATTCTTATTTTCGCCAGTAATACTTCTAATGCAGCTATTTTCTCTACGGCAGTTTGATATTCTATTGCAGTCTGTAATTGTTCTTTTGCTTTTTCAATGCTATCATCTAATGCAGGTAATTTTTCTTGTTCTTTTTTAATCAGTTCTTCAAGAACTTTTTTATTTTCTACATATGTTTGTCCTAATTGTAATCTATCTAGCTCTTCCATATTTAGAAGAGTATTCAAAGATTCTTGCAATTTTGCTATTTTTTCTAACTGATCTCCTCTTGCTTTTTCGGTTTCTTCTATTCGACTATTTGCACTATCTAAATCTCTAATAATCTCTGTTTCTTCCATTCTTTTTTTATTTAATTTTGCTTGAGATAATTCTAATTTAGTTGTATCTCTTCCCATCTCTTGCAACTGACGAATAGTTGTTTCAAAAGGAGTTTCCATTTGTCTTTTGAAAAAATCTGCTAGACTAGAAAAACCATCGGTTAAACCTTTTACAATATTTCTAAAATTAATTAAATCACCAAAAGCTGCTGACATTCTTGTAAATGCGTCAGCCATATTAGACAGCATACCAGACATTGATTTAGCAAGTTTATCAGTAGCTCCAGCAATTCCTGCTGCTGGATCAAGTAAAGTTTTTTCTAATGCTTTTCTAAATTCTGGTAAAGTTAGTTTAGATAAATCTTGAATACCTTGTGTATCACGAATAAGCTGTAAAATACCTCTTTCTCTAAGAATATCTGCTGCACCTGCACCACCTGCGAATGCACGTCCTAATGCTTGTGCTGCTTCAGTAGCACTTACTCCCATAAATGCAGCTAAGTCAGCAGTAGGTTTAATCATTGCTTCTGCATTTGTACCAAATGCTTTTAATGATGCTCCAGCTTCAACAACATCTGTTAAAGTAAATGGAGTTGTTGCTGCAACTTGATTAAATCTTCTAAATGCTTTTTCTCCTGCTTCAACAGATCCAAACATAGAATTTAATCGAACTTTAACTGCTTCAAATTCTATTGAAGTTTTTATAGCATTTTTAAATCCAGCTATCATTGCACCAAAAGCAAATGTAAATAATAGTATTTGGTTTCTTATAACACCAACTGTTCTTGTTAAACCTCTAGTAGCAAGACGCATTCTATTAACTGCACTAGTGCTTTTATCTTGTGAATTTGCTAATTGTTTATTTTTTTCTACTAATAGTCTTATTTGTTCTCTTAATTTTGCTATTTGAGTACTTTGTTTTAACATCGCCATACGATGTTTTTCTTCAGACATAACTAATCTTTTATTCTGAGCAATACTTGCATTGCTTTCTTTATTTAATTTTTGTTGAGCTGATGCTAAATCTCTTTGTGCTTTAGCAATACCTTCTATTGCTCGTCTAAGATCTTTAGCTCCAGGAGAAGAAAATCTTAATTCTATGTTAAATATTCTAGCCATTTTGTGTCTTTTTCATTTGCTTTGATTGTATATAATTTAACATTTTTTCTATAATATTACACTTATCAATCCATTTTTTTGGTTGATTTCCGTATGATCCTGGATAAGGCACAACATTCATCTTTTGACAATACAAATATCGTTGTATATCTCTCTGATGTTTTTTATCTAAGAAGTGATTTTGACAAGCAAAAAATGGTATGTGAGATTGAATAGTTTCGTGTAAACTAAACTTCTTTTCTGAACGATTGTTATGTTCTTCTAATTCTTTTTTTAATAAATCAATAACGTGCCAAACATCGTCCATAGATGTAAAGGTGTGAACGCTGGTATTATTCTTGAGAGGTAATTTAGCTTTATAAGGAAAGGTAGAATATTTGCAACCCTCACACCAATCATCTATTAAAATATTTAATTCAAGTGAGAGGGAATCTATTCCCCCAAGCTATTATATTCCTGAATAGCTAGTTGTAATTCTACTCTATCATTGATAGAAAGAGATTTAATAAATTTATCATCTGCTTTTTCTACACCATTTCTAATCCAAAGTGTACTTAATGCAAATTGGTTTTTAATAACAGATTGTCCATTTACTTCTTCAAATTGTACAGAATCCATACATTGATCGTAAGCGTCAACAGACATTTCTATAAGTGTAGCTTTCTTGCCACTCTTGAGTGTGATTTTCTTAGACATTATTTATCCTCTTGTTTGATTAGTTGGTAGCTTTGATTGAAAAGAAACTATTAGTTCCAGTAGCATCTGCCATACCTTTTTGTGAAATACTTAAGAACATTGCTTCTTCTTCTGAAAAACTAACATCAGTTAATAAGGTATTATTAATATCAATTCCTATGGTGCTTGTACCTTGTAAATCAATATCTACGTGTCCAGAAGAGTCACCAATAGATTGTGTTTCAAATGATTCTACTAATCCTTGTGTATTTCCATCGTATTTAACAACAGAATCGCAAGTGACAATTACTTCAGGTAATGCTCTTTGCAATACTTCGTAATTACCAGTAGAATCAAATCCCATAAACTGAGCGTCATTTTCGATTGTTAGACTGAATGATTTTAATACACAATCAGCAACACCTGCTACTTTAGTTGTAGTAAAATCAGTCATAAAATAATTATTGATGAATTAACTAAAAAACTGAATAATTAAAATTTTCTACCTTCTGCAATTAGATTTTTGATTACTGAATCAATTCCTTTCTTATCAATAATCTTTAATCCTTTAGCAGATACTTTAAGCGTAACTTTCTTATTTAAACTTTCTACCCAGAAAGTTTTTTTCTGAAGATTAATATCAAATCTTCTTCTAGTTTTATTGTTAGCATGACTAACATTATTGCCATACATAACTTTTTTACCTGTTACTTCA